ACCGCTTGGGAACGAATCACATATTTTAGTGCGCAAAAGACGTTTTCCGCCTATGCGTGGAATCGGACTATTTATCATCATAAGCCTCCTATAAAAAAATAATGGTGGGGCACTTTCGCCCCACCGATGTAATGTTAAACTTTTTTAAGATCTTTAATATTAAATGCTGTATTTATTGCAAGCACTGTGCTATCCGGAGATTTGTTAAGTACTACACGTTTACCGTTTACGCTTGAAACATAAAAACGTTTGAAATAAACCCAGTCATCAACGCTTGAACCGTCATAGGTTTTGCTTCCGCTCTTTATTCGAACGATATCTCCGACATTTATACTCGAAGAATCAGAAGCTGTGTTGCTTTTGGAAACGGCTTTTTTCGATGAAAGCATAAGATCTTTGCAGAACATCCATCCGGTATCTTGTCCTGCTATTCCGATGCAGGCTTCTGTACCGTCTTTCGATAATCGCTGAATAACAAATTCAGTCGTATAAACAGCTGATATAGGTTTTACACCGTTTGAGAAAACCGCACCCGATTTAACCTTAACCTTATCTCCGGGTTTAAAACTCGATATTTTATTTTCGGCTTTATCTTCTTTATTTACGGTATTATTTGATGTAGTGTGTTCTTTGTACCATTTTGCTGTAATTGTAGGGTAGTCCACAAAGCAGATGTTGCTGTCGACTTTTCTGTCATCGACAATCTCCGTTCCCCACTGCCATAGTTTCTGATTATAGTCAAATTTGCTCGGAATATCCGGACTTTCCGTCCAGTGTGCAAGCCATATATCTATGTCAGTCAAACGTTCTCTGTCATAGTAATTCTGCATCCATGAAGGGTTTGCGTATACACCCGAAGGCAGCCCGATTTCGGTCATTTTCTTGCAGAATTTCAGTGCCATATCGGTTCTTTCTTTGTTTGTGAGATTGTCGATCTGACGCTGTTCCTCCATGTCGAAAAAAACGGGATATTCAGGTTTTAATCCCTTTACAACCTTCACACAAGCGGCAAGTTCTTTGTCAAACGCTTCGTCCGAAGTTGCTTCGAAATACCAAAACAAACCGTAAGGTATTTTTCGATTAGTACATTCATTGAGATAACGCCGAAAATATGTATCTTCATCGGTGCGTATACCTGCACGAATTATTACAAATTTTGCACCGGATTTCTCAATTTTATCAAAATCGATATTTTCCTGAGCACGACTGATATCAAATCCTTTAATTCTCATCTGTGTTACCCTCCTTGTTATTACTGTCTGCAAGACCCTCGCCGATAGTATAGGCAAGTACTGCAGCTCCTGACATAAGACAGCCAGATACGGTAGCCGCAGCTTCATCCGATCCGCCGAACGCAATTATCAAACCGGTTATAAAACCGGTTAAAGATAACCACCATTTACGGCTTGTTAATTTGCGTTTCCAGTCAATTTTATTCATAATTTAGTCCTTTCTGCCTATTCGGCTACCTTTTCCATGCCCTGCTGTGCAAGGATTTTTTGTGCTTCTTTGCTGTTGTCGGGCACTACAATTGCACCTTCGAGTGTTTCACCCTCAGTTTCTATGCCGCCCAATACAAAAGTGTCATCTTCAAATATCTGCATATAAGCTCCTTTCATCTGCTGTTTGTGTATCGTATCATAAATGATAACGCAGTTGTTCCTGTCATTGACATCGTAACAGATCCGTTGTCTAACGTTACGCTCTCTGATGAGCCGTTGCTGATAGTCAACATCACACGTTCTATACTCGCCGTAGGTGACAGTGCAAACACTTTACGATTACGCACAGGATTTAGTGCATTATCATAGTATGCTTCGATTTCGACTACGCTGAACCCCTCGCCGTATGTTGTGTATGCGAAGGTTTTCGGATTGTCTTCAGTGACGCTGCCATATACAACGACATCTGTATCACATTTCCATGCTGACCACGCCCCGTCATTGCACCATCTTGTATAAGTCCGTTTTCGTGCTACGGAAGTATAGCGTTGCATGGTATTAAAAGCCCCTGTGTTGATATTTCGGATATTGTCGACCGACAATTCAAACGGTTCATTGGCGGATATCGGACGGTTCTCAATATTCTGCGCAGATACTGATGCG